AATACCCGTCGCTATATCAACCTCACTGATCAAATGATCATATTCTCTAAAATCACGTAATTCCATCCCCCATATATCTTTTAAGAAATCCCTGAATCCAGCTACATTAATTATATGTCGTAAACGTTTAGGGCAACACCAAACGTGATCATCTCCATAAACAATGACCACTATGTATTTAGCTATCAAACATGCTTTTATCAGTGCCCGATATTCTGGATACAATAAACTTACATACTCTATATATGTATAGAATATGAGAGCCATTAACCAACTATCTCCATGTGATGTTTCCGGACCTCCTGAATACATAACTCCTATAATCATTCGCCATATATCCTCTGGTTGTAGAGTTATTTTATTCACCATATGATACATAAGTAATAAATAAATACGTTTTAGAAAAGTGCGTTGTTGTCCATTAAAATCGCTCCAAGCCCAATATCGAGCTCCTGCTGCTAAGTATATATAAAGTGCGAAATCAGGTATATGTTTATCAAGACTTTTTATATCTCCATCTGCCCAAAATAACTCCTCATTCTGATAATTTAAAATAGTTGCTAATTGATACCATCCACCCCACCAACCGCTTGTTCCAATAGTTATCACGGCTCCTCTCTCTATTTTCATTCGATCTTTATGTAGAAGCTCTGCGATTATAGCGAGTGTAACTGATGGTATATAAAATTCTCGCGCACGAAACATCGATGTATATATTTCTTCTAATGTCTTCATATGATTATATCGTGGTTCTTCCTTAATCTTATTAACATTATAAGGTTGAAATATAGGCAACTCCCAGTTTGCCAAATCATAAAAAACTTTGTGCACTTCGCGAATACTCGCCTCGTACAAAAGCGCTTTAGGACCTGCGTTTCTTAATCGATGCCGTACTCCTCCTCGATAAAACTTTATACTTTTTGTCTCTACTATCCCTCCTGAATTTCCTACTTTAATGAGATCCATTGCGATCTTTGGGCTATACATAAAAAAAAACTTTCCTACGTATTTATCACAATCAAGGGCTTTTTCTAAATTTTTTAATGCTGGAGGTATCAATTTTTGTAATACTTGATACGCCTGCCCTCGCCAACTAGTCTCTGTCGCAAACTCTTTCATAACTGATATAGATTTTAAATTAACCAGTTCGGGAGAGGCAGTAGTATAATACCATCTCATAATTTTTTTTCCTGCTAACACCACTGGATCAAATAAAATAGATTCTATCCCTATTGTAAACATACATTGATGCACCAATGATGTAGTTGCCGCTCCTGATAATTTTCTATTTTTCAATTTTATTCCCAATGCATCCCATAATACCTTATCTACTATTTGCGCAACCTGTCGCACAAATGGCGCTAACTGCAAGGTTGCATCTGAAGGATAAGGGTTCCTATGAGTCGTCATCGGTTTCAAGGCGATATGTGAAGTAGGTTTATAAAATTCTCGATACCAATCTCTATACAAGCGATTAATATCCTTAGGTTTTTTAATCTCGCCTATACAAACCATATTTCCCACTTCATCCCTTATAGTATATCGACTAGCTACATATGAATATATATACATATTCGGTTCATGTAGCTGAGTACAAAATGGAGGTACCATCTCTCGACCTTCTTCAAAATCTGGAAATATTGGGGTATTTAAGTATACTCTAGCTCCACATTCTAACTTATGAACGGGACACGTACATTTTTCTTTAATCATTCTTTTTTTTCCTGCTCGTCTATAAAACAAATAGTTCGTAATAATTCGTCTCGGAAACGAAATTTTGCTTAGATATAATTGAAAGTATTTAAGTAAATGACAATTTTTACTAGTGATAAGTCTTTCTGTATCACTAATTTTTTG